GATCGTTACGATGCGATGAAAACGCTCCAGCTGATGGTGGAAGACCGAAGGCTCGAGTTCCCGCGCGATCCGGTATTGAAACAAGATCTCGTGAGAGTGCGGCGTCGCGTCACCGCAGCGGGGATCAAGTTCGTATTGCCGCGCTCGGGCGACGGTCATCGCCATGCCGATTACGTTCCCGCGCTCGAACTCGCGATGGGAGTGCTTCCGCCTCCGCCCGCACCAGCCGCGCCCGCGAAAGATCCCGAATTGGAGCGTGCTCGAGCGCTCGTGCGGGACAAGGAAGGGCGAAACGCGCTCGAGAATGCCGCGTTACGGCTCGGCGGATCGCTCTAATACGTCAACGCTGGTGCCAATGTATTGACATCCGACCGGCCGGCATGTCAGAAATACGCCGGGTAGCCTCCGTTGGATCCCGAAGAGCTCGAACGGTTCGCCGTCGTCATGCGAAAGCATGGAGTGACCCGTTTTTCGTCGCGTTCGAAAGGCGCAGAAATCGAGATCGAGCTGTCACCCACGACCGCGGGCGTCGACTTTTCGGGTTTCGCCCCCCCCGAAACCGCGGAGGCGCCCACTACGAAACCCGGAATGTGCAAACACCCGGGCTGTAACGACGCGGTAAACGGATTCGTCGCCGGTTATTGCCGCTTGCACGGCCTTCAGGCCGCCGGAGTGAACGTTGCCGCGTAAGGCAAAGGTGAAATCCGGCTCGCCGCGACCGGTGCGCAAGCGGTTTGGGCGACGAAAGCCCGAACCGGTAGCCGTTGAACTCGCTTGGTGGAAGCAAGAGCCGAACGAGGCGCATGAAGCGGTGTGGAAAACTGCGATGCGGCTCCGTCGCGAGCAGGGAGAACGCGCGGAACAGGAAGCCGACGATGCGTTGGCGCTCTATTTCGGCAATACGCGCAACGGAATTCGCTCGTATGCGTCCGGGACGAGCTTCTACGATGTCGAGCCGCCCGGATACAACGTGATCCAGTCGTGCACCGACACGAAAGTCGCGCATATCGTCAAAAATCAGGTGCGGCCGTTCTTCCTGACCGACCGCGGCGACTACGAAGCGCGCGAAAAGGCCGAAGCGATGCAGTGCGTAGCCGAGGCAACCTTCGAAGAACTCGGCATTTGGGGCGCTGACGGTACGGATGTGTGTTTCGACGGCAATCTGTTCCGTGCCGGCATGATGAAAATCGTTCCGGACTATGCGAACGAGCGCGTGTTAGGCGATCGTGTCTTCCCGTGGGAAGTTTTCGTCCCGGAACGTGAGGCACGGCTCGGTAAACCGCGCCAGCTCGCGCACGTGTATCCGGCCGAACGTAACGACGTGCTCGACTTCTTCAAGGACGCCGACGAAGATGTGCTCGAAGCGATCCGAAATGCTCAGTCCGCACCATTCGATCAGACGTACCGCTGGGATGACACTCAGGACCCCGGTCAGATCGCAGACATGATCTTGATCGCCGAGATGTGGCATACGCCGAGCGGCCGCGTCGATCGGAAGGAAAAGAACAGCTTTCGCTTCTTCGACGAGAAGGGAAAAGGTGTCGAGCCGGGACATAACGGGCGGCACACGATCGCGCTCGAGACGATCACGCTGCTGGATGAGCCGTGGCCGTTTCCATACTTCCCGTTTGCATCGTTCAAGCCGATGAAAAAGTCGTGCGGCTTCTGGTCGCGGTCGATCCCGGAGACTCTCGCGGGAACTCAGCTCGCGCTGAACCGCATGGACACGCGCATCGACGGGATCATGCACCTGCACGCGCGACCGCTGCTCATCGTTTGGGAAAAGGCGAAAATCAACACGAACAAAATCACGAACTCATGGGCAACGATCGTGACCAGCCAGATGCCGCCCGGACAGGCCGCGATGTACATGACGCCGCAGAGCGTACCGGCGGAATACCTGCGCCGCCGGCAGGAGTTGATCGCAGACGCCGAGAAACAGGTCGGACTTTCCGAGCTATCCATCAGCGCGCAGAAGCCGGCCGGTATCGAACATGCACCAGCGCTCGAGCATCTCGCGGATACGGAGAGCTTGCGGCACACACCGGCGTTTCGAGCCTGGGAGCGATTTCACATCGAAGCCGCACGCCTCATCATCGATTGCTATCGGCTACTCGCCGAGAAAGCAGCGCAGGAGGGGCGTCAGCTCGAGGTCATTTGGGGCGACGACAAGGAACTGCGGCGTTTCGACTTCCGGAAAATCGATCTCGAGGACTCGCGTTTCAAGCTCAAGGTGTGGCCAACGAATCTCCTGCCGAAGACGCCGGCGGCACTGACGCAGCGTTTGCTCACGTACCTCCAGATGGGGATTTTTACGGTCGACGAAATCAAGCGCGTGCTCGAGTTCCCGGACGTGCGAGCCCTGTTCGGCGACGACACGGCGGAAGAGCGCAACATTCAAAAGCGGATTTCCGAGTTGCTCTCGACCGGCAACCAGGAAAAGGCAGTCGCGCACGGCTACCTCAATCTCGAGATGGCCAAGACGATCGCCGGCCGGAAAATCAACGCGCTCGAAGCGGACGGTGTGGACGACGCGAAAATCGATCTGGTGCGTCAGTTCTACGAGGACTGCGCGACGCTCGCGCTCAAGCAACAGGCACAGCAGGTGCAGGCTCAGCAGGGCATGCCTCCCGGCGGTCCCGCTGGTCCGCCCGGACCGGCTGGAGCGATGCCTGCACCGCCGCCTGGAGCGGGAGCGCCTCCCGGTGGCCCTAACCCGCAAATGTCGGAGGCCGCATGACCGAGCCAGCTCCCGTTGCCGAACCAGTTCCGGCGCCCGCGGCCGAGGTACCGCTCGAAACCGGCGGGATCCTCGAAGAGGCTCTGGCCAGCATTCGCCCGCCGGACGAGACGCCGCAGCCTGAGCCGGCAGAAGATCCCGACGCCGAGGATCTCGAAGCTCCAGCGGCCAAGGAAGAGGACGACTTTTCGGACGCGCGACCGTGGACCCCGGAGCGTGTGCAAAAGGCAGCGGCCACGGCGAAAGAGATGCTCACGAAGGCCTACCGCGTGACCATGGAGGCCGAGCAGCGACAGACGCGGCTCAAGCGGAGCGTGGCGGAATTCAAACGCGAGAAGGACGTGTTCTTCGCCGCCCGCGATGCGTTCCACGCGGACATGCGCGCGCTCGAGACCGGGGATCCTGCGACGGTACTCCAGGCGTTGGGGCGAATTACGAAGCGGGACGGAACGCGTGTCTACACCGATCTCTCGCTTTCGCTCGCCGGCAAGAAGGACAAGCCGAACGAGGTCGAAGAGCTCCGGGCGGAAATTCGTGCGCTGAAAGAGGCCGAGGCCGCCAAGGTGACGCATGCGCACACGAGCACCAAGATCGAACAGGCCAAGAGCCTGATCGTGTCCGGCGTGCGAGACGCGCAGCGCTGGCCCACGTTGTCAAAACTGGACTCGGAGCAGGCCGCGACCACCGCGGCACAGATCGAACAATACATCGTCAATCAGTACCAAGGGGCCGGACGCGCAGTTGACATCGATCGCGTCTTGGCTCACGATATCTTCGCAGCCTTGAACGAGGCTGAGTTGTATCTGCGCGACCATCCGGAACTGCTTCAGCCGGGCGCAGACAAAAAAAGCGAAGCTACCACCTCCGGGGTGGGCGGACAGGAAACCGCAGCGCAAGCAAAACCTGAAACGGCGCGGAGTACGCCAGGCAAGTCACTGACGCCGAGCATCGCGGCCCAGGGCGGAGGCAGTTCGAGACAACTGTCGAAGCAGGATCGGCTGCGGGAGCTCGCCAACGACGCCGACTTTTTGCGCCAGATTGGATTAGGCGAATAGCCGCCAAGAGCGTGGCGCGAAGTCGGAGAAAGGCCTCCGGCTGTGTCATCCGCAACAACTGTAACGAACCTTCCGCTGCTAAAGCGGCTCTGGGGCAACAAGTTCAACGAGCCCCTGTATAAGAAAAGCAAACTGTTCTCGCTGCTCCAGAAGGACACGAACTTCGGAGGCGAAGGACGGTATGTGATCGTCACCGTGGGCCCGACTTCGGGCGGCTCCGCTGACTTCCCAACCGCGCTCGAGACTCAGGGCGCAACGGTCGAAAAACGATTCTTCGTCACGCATCGAAAAGAGTACCAAGTCTTTTCGATCCAGGGCGATCTCATCGCCCGGTCGCGCGGCGACAAGAACGCGATCGTCCAAGGGCTTGAGCAGCAGGCCGACAAGGCCCGCTACGCATTCGCTCGCGCGATGGCGGCCCGTCTATGGGGCAACGGCGGTGGATCGATCGGGAAGATTTCGTCCACCACGACGCTCAGCACCACGACGCTGAACCTCGCTACCCGGAGCGACTTCGTTCGGTTCGAGCCGAACATCTACCTCCAGTTTTCGAGCGACGACGGTAGCTCGGCCTCCCCGGCCGGTCTCCGCGGCAATGGCCTGCCGAAACTTCAGGTCCTGAACATCGACACGGCGACCGGAAACCTCACGACCAACGCGGCACTCAATACGGTGCCGTTGATCGCAATCGGCGACTTCATCTTCCGCGCAGGCGATTACTCGCTCGCGTGGACCGGGCTTCCTGGGTGGAACCCGACTACGGCGCCGGGCGGCTCGGACAACTTCATGGGGCTGAACCGGTCGCAGGGGCCGCAAGTCCAGCGCGTTGCCGGAACGATCTTCAACGGCGGCGGCAAACCGAAGGAAGAGACGATCATCGACGCCTGCGCCGAGGGGCAGATGGCAGGCATCGACTCGGGGGAGGTTGCGCTGTGGTGCAACCCGCTCGACATGCGCGACGTGGTCAAGGAGCTCGCGAGCAAACGCTACATCGATGTAGAGACGGACATGCCCGACGTCGGCTTCTCGGGCGTCGAAGTAGACGGGCCGCTCGGGACGATCACGATGCTCAGTGAGATCGACGTGCCGAAAGGCTTCTTCTGGCTCGTTCCGATGGACGAGCTCTACTGCCGCAGCGCGGGAGAAGTTCCGATGATGCTGAACGAGGACGGCGTCGGTCGCCTACTTCGTGCGGCGGATGACGACGCCTACCAGGGCCGACTCGGAGCGTACGGCAACTTTTTCCATGAGAACCCCGGACACGGCGTGATCGGGATTTGGTGATCAGATGGCAACAAACATCACAACGTTGAAACAAAAGGTCGCCGGGACGTTCGCGCAAGACTACGGTGGGATGGCCACCGTCGAACAGGCAACCGACGTATTTGCGAGCTTCACCAAGGCGGCCGCTGACGGCATGGCGTCGACGACTACGGCGAACACGTACATCGGCTTTTCGAACCCATACGACTGCCAGCTCGAGCTCGTCTCGGGCGTCATCTACCCGGCGGGGGCGCTGACCGCCGACAACTCGAACTACGCGAACATCAAGATACTGACGGACGACGCGGCCGCTGGAACGCCAGCGGAAGCTCTCCGCTGGGATACGACGATCGCAGCGCCCGGCACCGGCAGCTGGGTCACCTCGGTCGCCAAGATGTCGGTCAGCGTGCGCACGGCAGCTGCGTGCACACTGGTCCCAGGCGCGGCGCTTTGGTTCGCGATCGCGAAAACCGGAACGGGTGTTGTCGTTCCGATCTCGACCTACATGGTCCGCCTGCGGAGGAAGTAAATGGCGTCGCGCATCCAGGACCTGGTCCAGGAGTTCGGGAAGAAACGGAAGACCGTCCGGTTTACGATCTTCCCAAACGGTACGGGTACACCGACCTGGCGATCATGCGGCGGTGTGGCGAGCATCGTTTGGACATCGACTGGGCTATTCACGTACACGTTGCAGGACGGCTACTTCAACCTCGTCGGCCATGACGAGAGTATCCAACTGAACGCCGCAGCTGCACGGTACGTTCAGCTGGGCGCGGTCACCAACGTCGGCACGGCCGGCGCCGTCGTTGGCGGCACGGTGCGCGTCGTGGACGGCTCCGGAACTGTCCAGGACATTGCGGCCAATGCGAACAACAGCCTGCACATCGCGCTGCATTTCGAAGACAGTTCCACAATCAGCACGGATCACTGATGGCCGGGAAACCTGGATTGGTGATTGCCTTCGGTGGGCCCAAAAAGCCCGCCGAGGGCGGCGATGCAGGAGACGATGTCGCCCTCGACGCCAAGAAGGCGGCGCTCCAGGACATGTTCGCCGCCGCGAAGGCGGGCGACTGGGAACGCGCCGCGATGGCGTTCAAGGATGCGTATGAAGCCTGCGCCGGGCACAAGGAGAGCTCGGAAGAGGAGTATTAGCCGGTGACCGCGGTCACGCTCGCGAACCTGCGCTCCCGCGCGCGCACCTATGCGGAAGAGCGCCCGGGCGGGACAACCGTGTTTCTTACGGACCCGGAGCTCACGGTCATCATCAACGACTGCATCAAAGAGCTCTACGACATCCTCGTAGCCGCGCGCGGTCACGAGTTCTACATCTCGAGCGCAAATCTAGCCCTGGTGGCCGGCACCGAAACGTACAATCTGCCGGCCGATTTTTACGAGCTCGAAGACGTGCAGCTCGTCTGGTCCGCGACGGAGGTCGAGCCGGTACAGGCCTTCGAACGGAACGAGAGCGACTGGTATCGGAACTTCACGACATGGGGCCGCTGGACACCAAAAGCATTTCGGTTGTCAGGTGGCTCCATTCAGTTTCTGCCGACGCCCAAGTCCGCGGTAACGGCGACTCTGATTTACATCCCGACGTTCACCGATCTATCGGGAGACAGTCAGACATTCGACGGCGTAAACGGCTGGGAGCTTCTGGTAACGCTCGAAGCGGCGATCGCAATTCGTGCGATGCAAAAGCTCGAGACGGGCCCGCTCGAGATGCGGCGGGACCGGCAACTTGCGCGGATCCAAGCGTTAGCGTCGGAGCGTGCTGCAAACCATCCGCAACGTGTCCGGGACGTGTGTCCGGAAGGCGTTCCGTATAATCGCCGCTGGCCGGAAAGGCTGCCGCCGGCATGATTTCGCGCCGCAATGCATCGCTCCCGGTGCGAGCCGTGCGCGTTTTCGATCCACAGGATGGCGAAGTCGGTCGACGTGTGGGTTCGCTGGAGCGCAATCACATCGACGTAGCGCGGCAACTCGACATCCGGAAGAACGACAAGCCGATACCGACAGAGGTACTCACGGCAAATGCAACGGCAGCATTCGGCGATTACTTGCGCGTCGACCCGTCACGCGGCGGCTTTTCAATCACGCTCCCTGCGCCGCAACCGAAGGATGCCGGGAAACACATC